GGCCGCGGGTGTGACGGATAGCACGCTGGGGCCAGTGACAGTTCGTTTTTTTAGGTTGACACAGGTTGACAACCGCGCCGTGGCAACCCAGGGGCCTTGGCTCTAACGTGTTGAAATCGCACGGGGTTGTGCCTGGCGACCTCCGCAAACCGCGCAGTTGACATGGTGGGCAATGGTTGACAGTCGTCAACTGGTGAGCCAGGCCGAGTACGCTCGGCACCGCGCGAAGAGCCGCCAGTACATCAGCCGGCTGGCCAAAGCCGGCGTGCTGGTGATGCGTGGCGGCAAGGTAGACGTGGCGGCCTCCGACGCCGTGCTCGACGACCGGCCGGAAAAGGTTTCCGAGGCGGCCACCAGCGCCACGGCGGAGGCCGGTCCGCAGACCACCACCTACGCCCAGGCGCGGCTGGCCGACATGGTCTTCCGCGCCAAGCTGCGGCGGTTGGAGTTCGAGACCAGGTCCGGCAAGCTGATCCCCGCCGACGAGGTGAAAGTTCAGTGGTTCAAGCTGGGCCGGCAGATCCGCGACAAGTTGCTGGCCGTGCCGGCGAAGCTGGCGCCGCAACTGGCGGCGCTCGCTGACATGCGGGAAGTCCGCGAACTGCTCGACGCCGAGATCGAGGCGATCTTGAAGGCCCTCCAGGATGATGTCCGCTATCGCCGCCATTGACGCCTGTGTCGAGGAGCTGATCGCCGCCTTCGAGCCGCCTCCCCGTCAGACGGTCTCGGAGTGGGCCGACCAGAATCGGCGGCTCTCCTCGGAGGCCTCGGCCGAGCCGGGCCAGTGGCGGACCGACCGGGCGCCTTACCAGCGGGCCATCCTGGATGCGCTGACGCCCAGAAGTCCCTACGAGCGCGTGGTGATGATGGCGGCAAGTCAGACGGGCAAGACGGAGGTTGCACTTTGCCTGGTGGGCTACATCATCGACCGCGATCCGGGGCCGATGCTGGTGGTGCTGCCGCGCGTGGAGGACGGTGAGTCCTGGAGCAAGGACCGGTTGGCGCCCATGCTGCGCCACACGCCGTGTTTGAACGGCAAGGTGGCCGACGTCCGCTCGCGCGACTCCAACAACCGCATCCTGCACAAGCAGTTTCAAGGCGGCAGCATCACAATCGCGGGCGCCAACTCGCCTGCTGGCCTAGCCATGCGGCCGATCCGGTATGTGCTGCTCGACGAGGTGGATCGCTATCCCGCCTCGGCGGGTACCGAGGGCGATCCGGTCAGCCTGGCTGTCAAGAGGTCGGCGACCTGGTGGAACCGCAAGGTCTTGCTGGTCTCAACCCCCACCGTCAAGGGCGCGAGCCGGATTGAGTCCTGGTGGCTGCGGAGCAATCAGTCCAGCTACTGGGTGCCGTGCCCGGAATGCGGCGCCTGCCAGGTGCTGATCTGGCCGAACCTCGAATGGCCCGAAGGGCAGCCAGACGCGGCGCACTACCGCTGCGCACACTGCGGCGTGTTGATCCCACCGCATCGCAAGCCCTGGATGCTGGCGCGCGGCGAGTGGCGGGCGGCGAACCCGAAGTCTAAGATTGCAGGGTTCTGGATCAGCCAGTTGTACTCGCCCTGGAAGGAATGGCCGGAGACGGCGATGGAGTTCCTGGAGGCCAAGCACGGCGGGCCGGAGACGCTGCGCGCCTTTATCAACACCGCCCTGGGTGAACTCTGGGACGACGAGGCTGAGACTAGCGTCGAGGTCGCAACGCTCTTGAACCGGCGCGAGTCTTTCGGACCAAGTCTCCCGGCCGGCGTGGCCGTGCTGACCGCCGGGATCGACCTTCAGGCAGATCGGGCCGAGCTTGAGCTGGTCGGCTGGGGACGCGGCGAGGAGTCGTGGTCGATCGAATACCGCGTCTTCCCTGGCGATCCAAGCGCGCCGGACCTGTGGCGGGCGCTCGATGAGTACTTGAAGCGGGAGTGGCTGCACGAGTATGGCATCAGGTTGCCGGTGGCCGCCTGCGCGATCGACTCCGGCTTCCACACCCAGGCGGTGTACGACTTCTGCCGCACGCGCTATCACCGGCGGATCTTGGCGATCAAGGGCAAGAGCGGCCCGCTGCCGGTCTGGCCGAAGAAGCCGACCAGGAACACGCTGGGCAAGACGCCGTTGTGGATCGTCGGGGTCGATAGCGCCAAGAGCGTCATCTACAGCCGGCTGAAGATTGAGCAACCCGGGCCGGGCTACGCGCACTTCCCCGTAGAACGCGGCGAGGAGTGGTTCGAGCAGTTGCTGTCGGAGGCGCTGGTCACCTCGTATTCCCGCGGCGTGCCGGTGCGGGAATGGCGGCGCAAGAAGGGCGTGCGCGGGGAAGTGCTCGACGCCCGGACCTACGCCTATGCAGCGCTGTGCGGGCTGGTGTCGATGGGACTGAGACTGGACGCCGAGGCTGACCGGATCGCTGCGCTGCGGCCGGCGGCGGAGGGCGAGGAGAGGACGGCCGCGCCGTCCACCGTGACGCCGGCGCGCAAGGTGCTGCGCAGCCGGTGGCTGGAGTCGGGACTTCGACGTGTCTGAGGCCGCCATGCTTTCCCCGGCAATCGCCAAACGGATCGAACTCTGGCCAACCGAGCGCCTGATTCCCTACGCGAGGAACCCGCGCACGCATTCCGACGAGCAGGTGGCCCAGATCGCGGCTTCGATCGCCGAGTTCGGCTTCAACGCGCCGATCCTGGTGGACTCGAAGGACGGCATCATCGCGGGCCATGGGCGACTTCAGGCGGCCCGGAAGCTTGGCCTGGCCGAGGTGCCGGTGATCGTGCTGGATCATCTGAGCGAAACCCAGCGTCGCGCCTTCGCAGTGGCCGACAATCGGCTGGGCGAGCTGGCTGGGTGGGATGAGGAGTTGCTCGCGCTGGAACTCAAGGAACTGGCCGATGCCGGCTTCGACGCGAGCCTGACCGGCTTCGACGACGGCGAGATCGCCGCGCTGGTCGCCGAACTGGATGAAGGCGAACAGGGGGGCGAGCCCGAGGAGGAGATCCCGGAGGCGCCGGTCGAGGCGGTCACGCGGCCCGGTGATCTGTGGCTGGTCGGTTCTCACCGCCTGCTGTGTGGCGATTGCCGGGACGCCCAGGCGATCACCCGTCTGTTCGAAGGCCGCAAGGCCGACGTGGTGGTGACCTCGCCACCCTATGCTGGCCAGCGCGAGTACGACCCGGCTAGCGGCTTCAAACCGGTCCGTCCGGAGGAATACATCGACTGGTACCGGGACGTGTCCGCGAATCTCGCTGCCGTGCTGGCTGAGGATGGCTCCTACTTCCTCAACATCAAGGAGCACGCCGAGGAGGGCCAGCGGCACCTGTACGTGAAGAGGCTGGTCATCGCGCACGTCGAGCAGTGGGGTTGGCGCTTCGTCGATGAATTCTGCTGGCGGAAAACCGACGAGGGCGTGCCCGGCGGCTGGAACAACCGCTTCAAGAACGCCTGGGAGCCGATCTTTCACTTCTGCCGACAGGCAAGCATCAAGTTCCGGCCTGAGGCAGTTGGGCACTTGTCGGATGGCTGCTTCGACTATTCGCCAGACACGCCGAGGTCGGGATCGGGCAGCGGGTTACTGGGGGAGCACGAGGAGCGGCACTCTGGCGTCGCTCGGCCGAGCAACGTGATCGAGGCGAAGACAGAGTCCTCGCAGGGAGCGCATTCGGCGCCCTTTCCGCGAGCGCTCCCGGAGTTCTTCATCAAGGCGTTTTCCGATGCGGGCGACGTGGTCTTCGATCCGTTCCTGGGCAGTGGGACAACGATGGTCGCGGCGGCCCTGTTGGGTCGCGTCGGCTACGGCATAGAGATCAGTCCAAGCTACTGCGACGTGGCCCTGCGGCGCCTTGAAAGTGCGGCGGGATTGACCGCCACGCTCGACGGTCGGCGGTTCGACGAAGTGGCCGTTGATCGCGGCGTGGCCATAGACGCGCAGCCGGATCTCAGGTTGCGCGACTCCCGATCCATCCGGCGCAAACCCAACGGGATGCCCTGCTATGGCCCGAGGAAGCCCAGCGGCGCACCGGTCTACGTGAAGAGTGGGAGGCGGCGGTGATCGAGATCCGAAT